TCCTTTCCATTCTGGACCTCTACTAACTTTACACTTGGAGTTTCTCGTTCATGACTACTCGCAAACGATCTCGTGACGCTAATACTATCAGCGGCACATATCATATCAGTTCTAAGTATTCTATTACTAGGACTGCTACGTTATTTCGAGAGAGTTGTCAAGACGTTATAGGCGATATGTTCAATGCTGATGGGACTTTAAAAGCTCATCCGCTTAAATTGACTCGCCAATCTAACTTCGGAGGTATTCACAATCGTCAATACCTCTTGTGACCTTATCCTCCTACAGAGTGTAATTGCCCAATTGAAAGGATGAACTTTAATCCTGTTCTTCCTTCTTCGCAGGTAGATTCGTCCTCGTGGAATCGTTTATACTCTTCCACAGGACCGTTAACGCCTAAAGTAAACCTCCCTTTGTTTATCTTTGAACTCAAAGATATACCTATGATGTTAAAGCACGCTGGTGATCTTCTTCATAAGATTAAGACACCATCGCGACTATCTCTTGATAAAGAGGCAGCCGCTGCCACCCTTGCTTATCAGTTTGGGTGGGCGCCTTTAATTCAAGACTTGAGCAAGCTAATCAACTTTTCTGAGCTGGTTTATAAACGCCAGCTAGAATTAAGATCTGCTAACTCAAGTAAAGGGTTGAAGAGAAACATGACCTTGTTCGAAGATACTGCATCGAAGACGGAGTCTGAATTACTGACTTCGTTCTTTAGTACAGCTTTCGCCGACGTTGTAACTACCACACAACATAAAGTGTGGGCTACATGTCGGTGGAAACTTCGATCGGGTCAGCAGTTTGGGAGAGAGCCTTCTTATAAGGAGGCTTTCAAATCTGCCCTCGGATTCTCCGTTGGTCAGATACCCATAACTGTATGGAAAGCACTTCCATGGTCATGGCTGGTAGACTGGTTTGCAGATATTTCTAATATTATGCAAGCCACGTATAATATGATTTATTATACGCCTACTCATGCATGTATCATGGAGTACCGATCTGTGCGTGAAACCTGGCCACAGACGAGTTTAGACTCGCCTGTGTTTCAAGGACACGTCACAGCCGGTGGACGATTCTACGAAAGTAAGAATCGTTATGTGCATCTTAATCCAAGTGTTAAGCCTGTACTGAGGGTGCCTTTCTTAGACACCTTCAAGCTGTCGATCTTGGGTAGTTTAGCTATCCTCCGGATTCACCGGCGATAGCATAACTCCCAAGGAGACCATCACTATGTACTCTAACACTATCACTATTACAATCGCCACCGGTGTAGATCGAATTCTACAACGGGTCAATCAGGATAACTTCGGCTCTGAGTACCAATACTCAGACGCCAATGAAGCTATCTCAATGAAGATTCGCCATTCCACGGATTCCGTGGATAGCGATAATCTGACGATGAAGCGACACAATGTATTCTTTGAACGCATTGTTTACCCTACAGCAACTACGTTGCTGAAGAAGTTTAGCTATACAGCTACTCTTAGACATGACAAATTTAGCGACCCTGCAGTAGTTGCAGGAATTGCTAAAGGAGTTAATGCCTGGCTTGCAACAGGTACTAACGTCACCGACTTAGCCGCCGGTGCGAATTAGTCCTATTGCGTCGCTGTTACTAGAGATAGTAATTAAGTGTGCAAGGTGGATGTTAACCTCTAATAAAAGGAGCTAACATGAATAGCCACCAGGCTACAGTGATGGCCGTCTACGAAGGCATCATTTCTGATGCAATCGCAACTTGGCCTGAATCCACTAGGTCCTTTGGAAAGGATTTATCCTACCTCCGAAGAGCTATGGAACAGAGAGGGTTACCGTTCTTCACGATAACTCTACCATCCCTCGGCAAAGTCCTTGATAGGTCTTTGGCCAAAGGATCCTTCCTGACAGAAGAGGTGCCGCAAGGCATCCCCCTGCTTCAGAAGAGACCCGAACTATTCGGGGATCT